CCCCAAGACCGCCAATAGCTTTGATAACCTCGCCACGAAGAGCGGACTGAACCCAGTCGGTAATCTCTTCAGGAAAAGCGCCCTTGTCTTTTTCAATGTCTGCTGGTTCCAAACCTAGAAAACGGTGAGGAATGTTTGAGTTACGATATAGCCAGTTCCTCTTTAGAGGACTGAGTTCTCCGATGTTGTATGCCATTTATTTTCCCTTGATAGATAGTTCATAACGGTCACGAGCCTTACGGCCTGGAAGCGAGTTGTCAAACGCTTTACCGTCAGAAGCATAAACATATACCCTACGCTCAGAATCCGCAACAAGAGGTTCCTCGGCCTGAATTGGTGGCAATCCTAGGTTCTCTAGAGCCTTGTCCAAGTGAGTTGTGAACATCCTCAAGAAACCGCCAACGATAAACTTTGGGTTCTTTTTAGCATTAATCAAAAAGCGTTCATCGGCAAAGTACATGCCCATAATCTCAAGCTCAATATCAGCGGTAATGCCATGCTCCTTGCGCCACTTAGCCAAAGCACCACGAACATTTGCGGTGTTTACCAAACCTGGAATACCACGAACTCTAGCGTAAACGCGAGACGAAAACTCTGAAGCAACATCTGCCGCAGTCCACTCGGACTCTGGACGTAGATACCTAGTTTTTGGGTCACGCTTGCTTACCTTAGTGCCCTCACGAGCAATAGCAATTTCATTTTCAAAACGACCAACACCTGCGATGTTGTCATCTGCGTCTGGGGTCCATTTGTTCACCAGAATCTCCTTTTTCATTCTTGCCTCTCTCGGGGCGTTAGCCCCCAATAAATACGAAGTATTTATTGCTTTAGTAGTTAACATAGTCTGCTGACTATTAGTATCAGTATAGACAGCTGTTGATGCCAAGTCAACTTGCAACAGTTGATACTCGTTTTTGTACAGCTTACCCAAGTTGCGTTTAGTGCGATGTGTCTCCACCAAACCTCTGCTCTCTAGCTCACGAACAGCTAAACGAATGCTCTCCCGGGAATAGCCAGTTACCTCGCCAAGTTCAACCATAGTTGCCTTGACCAGGCCAGAAACATCAGATAGATGACGCAACGCTAGATAAGTACGAAGTTCGGATGGAGTTAACGATAACAGGAATAACTCATCCATTTGAACCTTTCTTAACGCCGAATAGTTTGAATGGTAACAGGTTTATCCAACCAGCGCAACACCACCAAAGCAAAGAAGCTAGCAGCTACCCCAACAACCCACAAAATAGGGGAAGTAACCCCCAAAAAATACGCGGCGGTGTAGGAGAGAGGAAGCACAAAGACTAGCCTAAGAAGTTTAGCCGAGACTCTACTAAATATTGTTGATAGAAGCTCGAGAGCGAATCCCGTAGCCATTCCAGTTACTAAAGTTATAAAAAAGATATCCATATAGATATCTTACGACGAAATACCAGAACTTTCAAAGCCACTAGAAGAAGTTATAAAATAAGCTTTATTTATAGGTAAATATTTAGTAATTTCAAAGTTTAATCTAGGAATTTTAGTTAATCTAGTCGCTGCATCTGATGCAACAGATATTTTAATTGCTCTGGCTTCTGAATAGTTTGACTCACTAGATAACGCAAATTGAACACGGTCAAGGTAATAAGTAGGACCTCCAGTAAACGTCAGTCCAAGACCAGCAAACACTGCTCCAATAGGGGCAGTTTTAGTGTAGGTCTTTTTAACCCAACTTGTAGTTACTGTTTGGTCAACGCGAGTAGGTGAGTCGTTAATTTGTAGGCCATGTTGGTTATACCAAGTTATTGACTGACTGTAAATGCTTCCAGAGGTGCTGTTACGCTTTACCCAATAACTAAATTTGTACTCTTGACCAGCAGTAACAGGTATTCCAGTCAAAATTGGCGCGTCAGCTCCCAGGGTAATTGAAGGATAGCTTCCAGAACTTGCAACAATTGTTGCAATCCAGTTATTGTCTACAACTAAATCGCTGCCTCCCGCAGTCGGAACATCAGACGTATTTGTAGCATTCATAGACACTGTTCCGTTAGATATTTTCCAATTACCAATTCCATTGTAAAAAGTACTATCTTGAAGAGAAAGCATAATATTAGTTCCAACAGTAATAGTTGGTACATACCCCGTTAATGCTTTAACAAATCTATTTAACCCAGCGGCTGTTCCTTTACGAGAATAGGTGTAAACAGCGTCTCTAACTAAATACTTTTGAGTTTTTGTAAGTCCCTGAGTATCTTCAGGAACACCTAACTGATTACCCTGAAGTTTAACAATTGCACCGTTACTATACTTACCACTTAACCCCGGTAGGACTAACTGGCTGTATGTCAAGAACTCGTCAATTGTAAAAGAAAATCCTTCTAGAAATAAAGACAAATCACTTTTAGTGTTTTGGTTGTCAGTGATAGCTAGATTATTATATGGTGCTAATTCATTAGTAGGGGTACGTTCAGCAGTAAACACCTTAGGGGTGTACTCAGAAGTAAATACCTTAGGGATATAGCTTAAAAATCTTTCATGAGTTGTCTGTAAAAGTATGTCTGCAGGTACAGCAGTGTTGGTTTCATCGATATACTTTGGGTAAATTCTAGAAGAGTGCTTAGCAGGTACAAGTACCTCAGTTGTTCCCGCTAAAACCCAGGAGTCATCGTCAAGTTGTAGCCAGATTGAATAGAACGCAAATCTGCCAGAAGCAAGCTGAGTAGTGTCGTATAGTATGTTTCCAGCAGGAGCTACAGAACTAGTCCATAAAATAACCCCATCAGTTTGTGTTTCAGAATAAGCGTACTGGTTACGAACTATTTGAAATGTCGTTACTGGGTTACCTGAAACAGCCTGTGGTGTTGCCCAAGTTAAATAAACTTTTTGATAGTCAAATGCATACGCCGAAAACGGCGCAACAGAATAAGCGCTTGCAGCAACTTCTCCATAGGTCTGACCAGACCCGTATTTAAAAGTATTATATCTAGCCAATGCTATTCCTTAACTAAGGTGTTCCACCATTAATAACCGGCACATTAAGCGAACCGGAAATAGCTACAGCACCAGTAACTGACAGGGTTCCACCAACGGTAGTGTTACCAGTAATTGCAGCAGTTCCAGTAGTAACAAGGTCACCATCAGGGCTAATTGATGCAACTACAGTGCCGGTGGAAGTCTGCCATTGTTGCAAAGAAGTGGTTTGATAAGCAATGGCACTTCCAGTTCCACTAGTAGTACCTATTGTTTTAAATGTAATATTTCCAGAAACTGTTCCAGTAGAAGCAGTATCTAGGATAACTACTTGCCCACTCTTGCTTGACACCTTAGTATTTGCAGCAATGTTAGTGCCAGTTACAGTCATTCCCGCAACAACATTTGTTATATCACCGGTAATTGTTAGAGAAGTGCTAATTCCACTAGTTACACCAGTAACTCCAGTTACACTAGGAGCAGCAATTGCAAATCCAGTGTAGTTTGGGCTAGTTCCCACTAAAGAGGTAATTGGCTGCAAAGCTACGTTCAAAGACATGCCAGTTGCAACAGTTAACCCACTAACTGTCACCTTCTGGCCAACTGAGAACTTATTTGCAGAAGTGTAGGTAATAGTTGTGCCATCACTAGTGCCATAAGTAACACTAGTTGCAGTTACAGCACCGCGCTTAATGCTTAGACCAACGTTATTTGCGTCAATACTCTGTATAGTATTAAAGCCCGTTCTGCTTTGTAAATCTACACTATAGGTGTATGTTCTATACAACCCATTTTCAATATTTTGAATACGAGCCTGAAGTCCACTCCAAGTAGTAGTTTGACTATCAAAAGCGCCTAAACCCCAAGCAGCACTGTACTTAAGTCCTGGGGTACCTGCACCCATGCTACCCGAACCAAGGTCTGCTGCAATAGCTACGACCTCTCGGTACACACTGTTAACATCATTTGCAACAACAGTGCTTGTTAAATCAACACGGTCAGAACCAAAGGTTACCGTAGTTAGTGGATAATTAGCTGCCATTTTTTCTCCTAGGCTTCTCTTACTATTTTACGCATTTCCGCCGTCAATAACCGACGCAACGCTAATCAAACTTTGAACCAAATCAATACTTCTGCTTCCGTCTGTATTAGAAGAAACAGACATGTTATAAGGAAGAATTGTTCCTTTAGCAGCTGGGTTAATGGCCACAGTTGTATCAGAACTTACTTCATTACCAAACACGCCAATCCACATAGGAAAGGACGGGTCACCGCCTTCAAACATAACCCAAATTCCCTGACCAATTGATGGAGATGTTGTGCGGACACCTGCAGGACTTGTAGGCCAAGACCAACCAGTAGGAACATTTGCAAACACTTGAGGAATCTTTAGTCTAAGTCTTCCTAAAGAGTTTGGGTCCTTATTGTCAAACACTACCGCCCTATACACACCGTAAAATCTCTGGTTACCAGACGAATCTTTTATCATGATTTAACAATCGTTACAAGGTAAGTAATTGAAGTAACACTATCCGCAGCCGTAACGGTAATAGGAATTGAGTTAGTTCCAGTGTTTAGTGTAACCGTTATTGGTGAACCGCTAAGTACTGACTGGTTATTAATTGCAAGTGTCTGACCTGCAGTTGCAGTGGCTGTTAGAGTAACACTTGTGCTGGTTGTAGTTCCGCTGTATGCAAATACAGACGGGCTAAACGCAGGAGATAGCGTGACCGAAGAGGTTAGTCCAGAAGCATCAAGAGTAGCAGTGTTGGAGGCTGTTGTTAATGTTATGTTTCCCGACACAAACACAAAGAGCTCATCAACACCTCCTGTTAAAGTCTGTCTTCCAGAGCCAGTAGCGCCTCTATAAAGAGCTGAGACATAAGCACTTTGAACACCGTTAATTTTTCTTAAGTCGTCTTCAATCATTTGAGGAGTAATTGTGGTGTTAAAATCAAGATTTTCATAAGAATAGTTGTTTACAATCTCATCTTTAATAGCAGACTCTACTGCCGCTTGAGAGTAATTGCTTTGCTTACTGTATTGAACTGTTAGATAAACGTAGCTATATCTAGGGTTTAGTACCGTTACTGTAGTTCCAATCTGTACCTTATCGGATAGGAACGAAGATACCTGGCTTTTTAACACTGTTAAATCAGCAGTTGCAGCACCAGAACTAATGCCAGGTGTAATTTCTGGGCTTAAAGTGCTTCTTTCTGGTGAAATATACACAGAGACAGATGTTGGTAAAGACGCAACAGCACTTGCTTTACCAACTCTAGGTATGGACAAAGATAGGTTTGCAAAATCCTCTAAAGTAACTGCCCTTGTTAATGCACGAAGAGCTCTAGGAGCGTTGTGTCTAATACTGTCCATAGACTCAGGCTCGTCTCCACCAGTTGCAGCAGAGAAGTTTGATGGGGTTACTTTAGACATAATTAATGTCTTAGTTGTTGATGTAGCTCCAGGAACATCATAAACCTGAGAAATAGCACCTGCAGGGATGTTACCAACAAGTCCAGCACCTTTATAATAGGTAGCCTTTATACGAGCACCCTTTGTAGGTATTGCTCCACCAATTCCGTCACCAAAATTAATAAAAATATTGTAATCAGCATCAATTGATACTTTATACTTTTTAGCTGTTGAAGATTCATCTTCTAAATATTGAGTAGAAGTCCAAGAATCAAAAGTGTTTCCATTTTCAACATATATAGCCAAAGTACTGATGTCTACTTGTGATTCAAGTAAAGAAAGAACTTGGTCGGCTTCTCCAGTAGAGTAACCTATCAATTCTCCATTTATATCTGGTGTAAGAGCAGTGCTTGCTTGATTGGAGTTAAGAGTAGACACATCCATACCGTGTTTTGCAAGAACTGTTTGACTTCCGGCAGTTCCGTCTGTATTTACAAACGGGATTACCGCTTGAGCCTGTGTTGTAAAGATTACTTGAGAAACAATTCCATTGTTTGAAATTTCTGCAAGAAGCTGTGTTCCAGCAGGAACCGTGACATAACCTATATTATGAACAAAACCACTAATTGAATTGTTGCTAGCGATATCAGCGTATTTAACAGTTCCTCCAGAAGCTGACCCACTAACGCTAGCTGCCACCGTAAAAGTAGTGCCTGTAACAGCAGTTACAGTTTTATTAGCTAAATTAAAAGAACCAGTTCCAAATCCTGAAGTTGTAATAATTTCATTTTGGAGAATACCGTGAGCAGTAGAAGTTGTGAAGACGACATTAGTTCCATCTCCAACGGCTGAAACAGTTAAGTTAAGAGGAACATACTCAATTTCGTTAGTTCCTAAATCTTTTGATGTAATTGTAAATGTTCCGTTGTATTCACTTCTAGATAGTCCAGATACGTTTACCTGGTCACCAATACCTATTGACGGGTCTGCATTTACGTTGTCATTTGGGATTACTAATCTGGCTGTTCCACCAGTCAATTGTGTAGCTCCGATTTGACCTCTATACCCAACATTAACAGAGTTAGTAAGAGTTACATTTACAGTTGCTGAGCTGTAGCCACCAGCGGTGTACCCTAGCATTGAAGCTAAATTAAGAACGTTTTGTCTTTGGGTAGCTGTGCCTAGGTATGACTCATTAGCAATTCGGTCAATATAATAGTTAATTAAATCACCCATATATGCAAATGTTTCGACAAGGGCTACACCAAAATCTGATGGGTCATTCCCCGCCCATTTACCGCCTGTTCGTTCTTGAACACGACGTATTAAAGCATCTCTTAGAGCGTAGTAGTCTCTGCTTGTATAGTCAATAGAAACTGGGATATTACTGACAGGAGTTGTCATCGGGTCTCCTCATAAGGTGGAATAGATTTATTAATAGTAACTATGTTAACGGAAGTAGTTGTAGTAGTTTGATTTGGCAAAGAGTAGAACACATCTGCAGTTGTTGTTCCTTCAAGCTCATCGTATCTAACTAAAACATCAATCAAAGTTAAAATAGGTAAGTAGCTAGCAAAAACAGCGGCTACTTCCTTTTTTATACCAGCAGTTAAAGTCTCTTGAGTATCAAAAAATATTTCAGGAATTTTTGTCCCGTAATTTGAACGCATTACTCGCTCACCAAAAGCAGTACCTATAGCAGACTTTACTCTGTCTTCCCAAATTTCTACTTGACTAGAGGTTTTTAGGATATTTCCATATCCGTCAATTGTAAATGGTAAACTAATAGCGTACTCAGAAGCGTTTAAATCAGTCATTAAATAACACTAGCCTTTCCACTTTTCCATACAGCGGGAGTACGGACATATCCTTGATTACCCATTTTTACCATGTGATGGGCAAAAACTGCCTTAGCATCGGACCTAGAAAACAACTTGGAATGTTTACCTTTATTTTTAAGAGCCTCGTTTAAGTTTACACTGCCTTTTACCGTATTATCTCTGTTTCTAAACACAGATTGTGACGTATTTCCAAGGCCATCGGAGACAAGTTTTAGCTCAGCCATATAGTCCCCAACTCTATGCAAAGTGTGCTTAACCTCTTTAACTAACCAGTATCCATCGGTAAGTTCTCCAGTACCTTGAATTAGTACTGTTCCAAAAGGTATTAATCTAGGGTCTCCTTGACCCTTAGCATCAGCAGGAAGTGAGAACCTTGAGTTATGGGCTTTACCGTCTGCAGCTTGAGCTACGGAAGTACTGCCGTTAGCAACTTCACTTGTCTTGTAATCATTAAACAAAACATCGCTAACAACATCCCTAACTGAATTTCCAATTTTATTTGGTTTAGAAACAGCCACTACCGCTAGGTTATTAATAGGGTCAACACCACCAACTACTTTATTCATTCGTAATTCAGACACATTCTCAATATGCTCGCCATTTAACGCTTTAAAGTAGTCTAGAGTTCTATCTAAGTACATGGTGTTAGTAACGGTAGGAGTAGTGTCAAAACTCATTACAGGAGTAGTGCTAAAATGCTCATCAATAATGTTATCAATTGGTTTAAAAGTGAGATTTGTTCCATCCATTACTAAAGCATAGCCAATTCTTTTAGCCTGTTCATGCATCCATTCCCAATAAGAATGGCCAGTCATTGCTAGTTGCGGGAATCTTCTTGCATCATTAACCCCAGAATAATAAAAACCAAATTCTTTAGCTATTGTTTCTACAGCCTCTGGAATTGAAGAGTTGTAAAATACTCGAGTATCTCTTTGTTTTAGAGGGTAGCTAGCACCTACACAGTGAATCTTCATAGTGATATCACGTCGGCTGTTAACTACTCTGTCAATAGACGATACGTATCCAACCCAACTTCTACTCAATCCCTCTTGAGTCCACGTAAACTCTACCAAAACTC